GTCGAGCTACGAAAGCCGTAGTGAGATCGACAACTATCCAAAAGCGAGAACCATCGAGGAGGTAACAAAGCCTCAACGACGGCAATTGCGATTGAATCGCTAGCAGAACTTAAGTCAACAGTCGCGAGACTGGAGTCATAACTTCCAACCCTCGCAAGATGCTGATTTCGGCTCTGATAGCGTAAGTCGACCCCACACCGCCGGAGACGGTTACCAATCATGTTGCCAACGGATTTCTGGAACCAAAGATTGATTCCAGGTTCGATGGCTATAACACGGTTAGTACTCGCATCCTTCGGTACGGTGATAACCTTATTCCCTACCTGGAAGCTGGGGAAACCAGCCCGAACAAGTTGAAGACTCCATCTCGGATAAACAAGAGACAAAGTCTCCCAGGGTATAAGGCCGTACAGATCTCGCGTTATTCCAGTTTCACACTGGAACTTCTTGACTGAACTAGCGTCTCTACGTTTTATCAACGTGGAGGCACCAGGACCCCAGTCAGGGAGCGAGAAGAACTCTTCCGCGGAAAAGTCGCCAAGGAGGTTAGCAATTTTTCGAATGATTGCGTTATGCAACCAAACGGTGTGACCAGAAAATTGTTGGTCACAAGCTAAATCTCGGAAACGACGATTCGTCTGCTTGCAAAGAAGTTCAAATTCATCAAACTTCTTAAATGCGACTTCATCTAAATCATAGTCCAGGGATAATCCCATGAACTTTGATAAAAACTTGGTCGCAGAATAAGCAGAGCTAAGGTCTATGAAAGAATCATAGTCCTTGGGATTGAACTCTAACTTTGCCAGCTGTTCATGCTCACCACTTCGGTAGAGCAAAAGGACAGTCAGGCTACGAGGACAATCCAATGCGGTTAAGAACGACTCGATCGCCAAGGTTTCAATATCCTTGGATACGCGAAAGTTCGAGATTCCATTATGGAATCTTCCACCATACTTCTTAGAAGACATGGTATTTCCTCCGGAGTAAGACTTACAACGTGTACGTTAGTACACGTTCTCGAACGTCGTGACCGCTGACTCCAGCGGAGACCCCGTTGAATCTGTCGGGGTACCGTCGGAAGCGTTCACCGTTCGAGCGAAGAAGGAAGACACCACGCTGAACAGCTTTTGCCGTTCGGCGAGGGTACTCCTCTCCGGCAAGAAGAACTCCATGACCGCAGTGCAGTCGTACGCCTTCGTCGGAGCCGGCTGAATACCGGTCGCCGTTGAAGGGGACGTCTGCTCCAAAGTCGGGAGGACGAGCTTGACCTGAACCTTGAACACCCGGCTCGCCTTTTGGGGCGGACGGACGGACATGGTTAGGGCTGGGTAACCGATGGCGATTCCGCCAGACCGGTCAACCCACTTCGCGACACCCTGGGGATTGATCCCCTCGGGGTTCAACGTGAGGTCGACACCAACGGTCGCACTGGTCGATAAACGAGCCAGGGAGTGATCGATGATGCCGCTCAACTTCACCGCCGCTATTGCGGACATGTGTGTTTCCTTCTAATAAAGGTGACACTATCAGCCTCTCTACCTAAAAGCTTGAACGAGTAAAGCAACCGCATTAGCGGCGCGTACGCCGGGTTGCAGACCGCTAGAATTGAAAGAAGGTTGCACGGGATTGGGGAAACTCGAAAGAGGACCCCGACCCAGCAAAACCTTATCAAAACTAACTTCTGCCTCCCAGTCAATACGAACCGAAGGGTTGCCTGTCGCTAAGCCATGGTAGCTGATAGTAGAATCCGTCTTCGTTCGAGTGAATTGGACTTTTGACCCTCCTAAAAAGGTTAAACCATCCCAAGCCGAAAACGACTCGAGATAGTTCCCAATGGGAAGGAACCAATCTACTACGAAAGAAAACGGAAGGATTTCCCAGAAGAGGTTTATGGGATTTGTGAAGCCGGTTTGAGCTAGAAAGGCAGTATATGGGGACGAGACCTTATACCGGATACGGTATTTGGTGGTGGTACTCACCAGGTGTTTTGTAACACCTGGGATATCACCAGCAGGACCGACGCCGGGGGGCCAAGCCTCCACGAACTCCTTCCTAACTGTAGCCGAACTGGACGCACTTTGGACAGAGTCATTGGGGGATTGTAAGTTCCCCAAGCTCGTAAACAACCCCTGAATGTCGGACAAAAGGGGCTTCCAACCATACTGGAGCTGGAGCCAGTTACTGGCTACACCTTTAGCGGTCGAAAGCTTACCTTTAGGTCCGTTCCATTTCGTGGATTGTTGCCCTGCAGTGAGGGTGGAAGCTGCACCGGTCAAATTACCCCGTTTCAGCTGCCACAAAGCCTTTCCTATCTTGGAAGCATTCCCAATGATAAGATTGGATAACTGACTAACTTGAGCGATATTCTGGGCTAAATTTGCATTTATCCCTGAGTTAGCGTTCGAGACTAGTCGCCTCAATGCATTGGTGTCAGCCTCCGTTAGATGACCTGGAGGCTGGTGCGGTGTGATGAGCTCGGTCCATGGACGAAGTCGAAAATCATAGGCGCCAGTTGCAGGTTGCACCTGGTTCCAACAATAACGATTCCGATTCCATATGGTTAGGTCTACGGTATGCGGATTATCCGGCAATGCCCTAGACTTTAGCTTGCCATATCCTGGAGTACGGACACCGCTCCAAATCCGAGTTGTACTCGGAATTGGGACGACTGTCTGCGAGTTTAATCCCGCAGAAGTCTGCAACACGCGAAAAAACTGCTGTTGCCAGATCTCCGGACTTGGACGGGCAGGCGAGTTTCTAGCCGACCGAGAGCCCACACTACGAACAGCTTTACGCATCGCTCGTACCCTGGTTCGAACTAACTTCATTGAACCAGACGCCGCCAGCACGGACCCATTCAGGGAAAACTTCATTCTACCATTAGGTAGGGTGATAAAGTTGACCCGGAAGGGCACCGAACTGGAATACGGAAAGCCACGGACAGAACGTGTCACAGTGAACTTACCAGAGACCTTCTCGCCTTTGCGACGGAAAGGGTGATGCGTACTAAAATGATTCCTGAGAGAGTGATAACTCACAGGACCCACTCTAGCCGCTACCCTCCCCGCCACAAGGACGGAGATCTCGATAAGCTCCCTAGAACGCGCGATGTTCTGGCTCTTGTACAGGCCCAGCGAGAAGGCCTCGACGATTTTACCATTGGGTGTAGACAGGTATGGAGCTGGCATCTAACCTCCGAAGAGGGAAGAATGCAAACGACATACCCACCCGCTGAACTCTGGGCCTAGAAAGAAAGATAAGCAAAAAGCAACGGTCAGAAGAAGTCGGTATCTTGGACAGAAAAACATACTGAACGAGACATCTTCTTCCTCTGGCTGATGCATGCGTATCTCCTATTTAGGTTCAGGGTTTGAGCGTGGTAACCACGCTACGAGCAAGACACTCACTTGCGGGGGAAGTACGCAGCAATCGACGACGTTAGATCAATGAGTTCCGAAAGAGAAAGGCTGGTTGGATCAGCTAAATGGATTGTCTTAGGGAGACGGTAGTAAAACCCGGCCACACCTAAGGCGACCCAATAGAGATCCAAAGCCCGTCTCCAGGTCTCATCGGTCGAGCGACGGCGGTGATGCATATGATCCTCCAGAAGTGAACGGTACCCCCTCACGGGGTGCCCAGAGACCTCTCCTTGGTTAACGCAGTCGGCGAAGCCGACGTCTCCTACGATCTCGTCTGAAAGCCTTCCAAGCGATATAGCGCAGAAACTGCACTATAAGCACGAGGATGGCGTCAAACAGGTTCGTAGGCATGCGTTTCTCCATGGAG